ATCTTAATTCGCGCCAGCATCGCATCGCGCACAATCATCGCGTAGCTCGTTGCGCTCATGGCTTGGCCGCCACCAGGCGCCGCAGCGTCAAGGTCGTTTCACCGCCGCCATTCGGGTCGGCGTCCAGCACCTCAAAGTCGCCTTCGGCGGCCAGGCCGACTGGATCCGCCGGCACGTTGATGAGATCGCCCTGCAGCGGCAGCACGGCGAACTCGACATCACGAATATCGAGCACGATGCGCGTCTCGGAAACGATCGAGCCGTCCAGCGCGTCGACATCGATGGCGTCGATATCGAGAATGCCGCGCGCGGCGAACGGCTGCCCGCTTGGCTGGCTCTTGAGCGGCGTGACGGTGACCGCGCGCCCGAACAACTCCTGCGCCGGCAGGTACACATCCTCGGAAAAGTTAACCGCCATATTTGCCCGGCGCCTTTCTTCTGAACTTCTTGAACAGCGAGCGCGCAGCGCGCCGACCACGCAAGCGCTCGAGCCGGCGCAGCTTCATCTTGCGGCGTTTGCGCCGGCCAGGATGCGCGCCGCGATAGCGCAACTCGTTCGGCACATAGATCGTATTGAGCCGGCCAGGGATCCATCGCCCGCGCGCATCGCGCGGCTGCGAGCGCCAATCATGCCGCCAGCGGTTATCGAGCCAATCGTCGCGCGAGCTCGCCCAATCGGTGCGCGCCCAGGCCGATGCACTGCGTAACGAGTGCTCGCCGTGCGTGCGCCGGCGCAGCGGCGCATAGGCGGAACTGATAATCTTTTGCCAGGGCGCCGGCAGGCCGGAGCTCAAGACCTTTTGCCCGAGATGCTCGAGCTCGCTCAAGCCGCCGCTTCGCAGCGCATCGCCCATGCGGGTGTCGGTGCCGCCGAACGGCCCCGCCAGCGCTTTCATTAAAAACTCTTCGCCCAGGCTATTGAGCTTATCGTCGATGATTTTCTCGAGCAGGCTGTCGTCGCCCTCGATGAGCGCGCTCACCAGCTTGGCGATTTGTCCGACATTGGCGCCGAGCATCACACTTCGAAGCGCATGTAGGCCGACAGCAAGGCGCCGATGGTATCGCCGCCGATCAGCGGGCCCTTGCCGGAGCTGCCACCTTTGCTCGCGGTCGCGTTCGGGTCGAAATACATCACGCGCGCGTCCTTGTGCGAGATCGAGCGCACGCCGGTATTGAGCCCGCGCGCGAGCTGCGCCGCGCCGGCCTGCACCATGAGCTGCAGGGCGGCCTTCAACGCCGGCGGTGCGTCGGTCGGCAGCTCATAGCCACCGGTATAGGTGACCACGATCGACTCCGCCGAGCCGCCGAGCGAGCCGAGCAGCGTGAGCTTGCCCGAGTCGCTTTCGACTTCGTAATTGGCCGGGTCGATGAGTGTGCCATCCGGCGCATTGACCGACTCGACGTCGCCCTCTGCGATCGGGTAGTGCGACAAGTGCACGCGATAATTTTCATAAGGCGGCGGATCGCCGCGCCAGGTTTCCGCCACCTTCTCCTTGGCGAAAGTGCGGTTGCACATCACCGCAATCACATCGGAATAGCTGTCGATCAGCATCTGCAGCTGCTCATCGCGCGACGTATCGGTCGGCGGAATGCGCAGCGCGATTTTGAGCTCGTCCAGGGTGAGCAGGGCGAAGCTGGTCGCCGGCTCCAGGATCTTGATGGTGCGGTCTGCCATCAACCTGCCTCAATGTGGAACTGTTCGAACAGCGCGCGCAGCTGCAACGCCGGCGCCTCGCTGCCATCCGACATCACCGGCACTGCGCAAAACTGCTCGCGGTCGATTTTCCAGGCCAGGATGCGCGGGGCCGGATCGCCGCGATCGCCAGGGCGGCCTTGCGGACCAGGATCGCCGCGCTCGCCTTTGCCGGGCTTACCAGGACGGCCAGCCGAGGCGATGAGCTGCCAGCCGGAGCCAGGGCAATCACCGGGGTCGTCACCGCGCGCCACAAAGCTGGAACCGTTGAGCGCGACAATATCGAGATACCGATAGCGCGCCGCCGCATCGAAGGTGCCGCGAATTGTCATCTGCGCGGCGTCCTTGCCCGGTACGGCCAGGCAAATCCAATCGGCGTGAACGCTTTGATTTTGATAGGGCTCGCGCGCGCTGTCGCGCCGCGCCTGGAACAAGCCGCCGGCATGCGTAACAACGTCGCCTTCGTAGTGCACCCGGTCGTACCCGGCCTGCACCGGCGGCAGTTTGCCCGGGGCGCCATCTTTGCCGGGAGCACCTGGCTCGCCCGGCGGACCGGCCAGCGATGCGCCAGGTTCGCCCGGCGGGCCAGGAGGCCCGGCAATGCCGGCGACCGACTCGCCAGGCGCCCCAGGCGGGCCAGCCGGCCCGCATTCACCAGGCGCGCCATCTTTGAGCTCGGCCAGCCGCGCATTGATGCGCTCGAGCATATCGCCGCGCAAAGCCGCGACCTCGGCCCGCAGGCCGGAGATTACGCTTGCGGCCTGCGCCTCGATGAGCGCGCGCTCGCGCTGCCATTGGCGCCGCTCGAGATCGAGCACATCCGCCAGGGCTTCGCGCCAGGCGTTAAGCAGCGTCTCGGCGGCGTCCGATGCGGGCGGCGCAATCGATAAGGGCTCTGGCTTCCCGTTCAATGTCATCGCGGTGGCCTTTCGTTTCGGGCGGCGGCGCCGGCGGCGGAGCTGGCGCCGGCGGCGAGGCCGGAATTGCTTTAGCCGCTGATAGCGGCACCACCTGCTGCTGCACGCGCGGCTCGTCGCCATATTGCACCGCGGCCAGGCCTTCCTGCTGACGCGCGTCGTTCGGACTATAGATGCCGCCTTGCACGCCGCGGGCGAGCGCCTCGATGCGGTCCTTTTGCGCCGAGCGCAGCAACGCCGCGGTGTCGAATTCGGCATACTCGTCCGGCTGGCCTTTGAGCTCGAACAGCACGCCGAAGGCTTCCTCAATGTGGTTGAGCGCAAAGCCCAGGCCCGAGGCGATCCAGCTCTGCATCAAGAGCTCAGTGGAATTGTAGGAGGTGCCGCCCAGGCCGAGGATCTGCAGCGGAATGCGAAACGCGAGTGCGATGTTTTCACTCGACAATTTGAGAATTTCTGCGGTGGCGGCATCCTTGCTGGCAACCGCCCACGGCTGCACCTTCAAGCCGGCGGTCAGGATTGGCGTGCCGCCTTGGTGCAAACCTTTCGCCTGGTCGTTCCAGCGATCGCGCAACGCCTGCACTTGGTCTTTGTCGAGCGTTAAGTCAGTCGACAGCACGGCGGACGGTCGGGCCTCGTTGCGATAGAACGCGGTCTGCTGCGCGGCGATCGCGGCGCCAACACCGACATCGGTGTAGGCGGCGACCAGCGGCGACTCCCCGACCAAAGGCCGCGGGAAACGGCGCGAGACATGCAAGCGGATATGCAGCACGTCGCGCATCGGCACCGGCAAGAGCTCCTCGCCATTGAGTCGCTTGTCGATGATGTCGTTGCCGTTGAGCTGGTAGAAAATCTCGCCGCTCTGCGCCACGCGCGGAAACGACAGATTACTGTCCATCAAGTGCAACTCGTCGATTTCATAACGCGAGTTGCGAAGCGCCAGGGCGTAGCAATTGCCCTCAAGGTAGAGCCAGCGCGCCGCGTTGAGCAGGAAGTCAGACACCGATTGGTAGTCGTTGGGATGCCGCAGGATGCGCGACAGCGCCGAATTGCTGACGCGCTCGCGGCCTCCGTCATCATTCAGCCGCCAGTGATCGCCAGGACACATGGCGACCGTCTGCGAGTAGGCCGATATGCAGGCCTCGACCATTGCCGACTGCGCGCCGGCAGGCACCGGCGTATAGCCTTGCTGCCAGAAGTTGTCGGCAACACCGGCGGGGAGCCACCCGCCGGTGATCGGCAAATAGTACGGGCCAGCTCGGTAATCGCCTTCGCTCTTACCAATGAGCCGGCCCGCAACGCGCGACAAAAAACCGCCCACGCTCATGCGGGGTTCGATGTCCTGGTCGCATAACCGCCCTTGGCCGCAGGCTTGGCTTCGGATTGCTTGGCTTCCTTCGCCTGCGCCGAAGTCGGATCAGGCCCGCTGCCGTCATCCTCGTGTTCCGCCACATGCACACCGGATGCGGCCAGATCATTTTCCTCCTGCGTAGGCGTAGGTTTCACTTCGCCCGCCGCCTTGGCGCCTTCTTTGCTCGCCTTTTCGCGCGCGGTGCGCTCGTCGGCGAGCTTTTTCTTGACGTCCTCGGCGTGTTTTTTCTGGTCGTCGGTGCGTTGCTTGGCCGCCGCGTCGGCCTTGGTTTCGGTATCGGTCATTTGCGCTTGCCTTTCCTGTTGCAAATTAGAGACGGAAAATTAGCGACCGGGAAAATTTCCCGGTCGCTCTTTTTCCCGCCTATGGGGTTACCAGGTAACGCCGGCCACCCAGGCCACGGTCCCAGTGCGCCGGATCGTCCAGTTGATCGGCATGATCAACCGCAACGCCAGCGAGTCGGTCTGGAACATGGACTTGGCCGGGTAGGCCACCACCGCCGGCGTGCCGGAGGTGCTGATATCGGTCGGCGCGGTATCCTCCATGTGCAAGGTCGCCTGGTCCGAGATCTCGAACCGCGGCCCGTCACCGGTGACGCTGACGAAGTCGGCAGCGTCGACCACGATCACCGTGCCGGCAGGCACCGTGCCCGAGTCGATCACCGGCCAGCCGCCGAGGCGGCCCTGGCCGATTTCCTCACGGAATGGGAACACGCCCGCACCAGGTGCTGCCACCAGGCCGATCGAGTTCGCCTGCGCCGGATTCATCAGCCATACCGGATTGCGCACGTTGCCGAGCGTGCCGGTCAGCAACGCATTGGTGAGCTGCTTGATATCGCCCACCAGGGCGGTGAAGCCGCCGCCGGCGGTCGGGGTCAAGCCGGAGACGCCGTTGAGAATGCCGGCGGGCCGGATGACGGTGGCCGCATTGGTATCGATCAGCACGCTGTCGAGCGCGATCGCCGTATCGGTCTGGATGGCATCACGCAGCAAGCCCTCAATCGCGGGGATCGAATGCTCGTCGATTTCCCGCGTCCAGGTGGTGATGACCGCCATCTTTTTCGGCAAGAGCGTCTGCGACGTGAAGGCGCCCTGGCGCACCGGGATCGGTAAACCTTCACCGACGAATGAGCCGGCGATGGTCGGCGTGCGCGACCGGGTCGGGATGATGATCTTGCCGTTGCGCCCAAAGCTAAGGTTGAGCCCATAGCTCGAGAACCGCGGATAGATCGACTTCGGGTAGAGCGTTGCCATGAAGTCGACGACGATCTGCTG